ACTTAATGATCAGCAGTTTATTGTGGCGATGCTAACAACTGCCGCAGAACTTTGTCAAGCAACAATTCTCAATACAGCATCACATAAATTTGATCCTCAGGGAGTCACTGCTATTTTGATGCTGGCTGAGTCACATATTTCAATCCACAGTTGGCCTGAGGAAGGAAAAGCTGCTGTTGATGTTTATACCTGTTCCAATATTGATCCCTATGTCGGGTGTCGTTATATTATTGAGAAGATCGGTGCAACGACTCATGATCTTAAGTTCGTACAACGTTAAATACATTGCAGTTCAACTGCAGATCAATGTGTAAATTATTTTTGAGGATTAAAAATCTTATGGCTAACTTTGCTTCCCGTCTTGCTCGCGTTCTTGCCTATTATCAAGGTGAACGCCAGAATCTTCTAGATCAAGTTGCTCAACTTCAAGAGCGCCTTGTTGCCGCACTTGCTGATGCTGCCGCTGATGATGAAACTGTGGCCGCCGCTCAAGCTGAAGCCGCTGCTGCCCGTGAGGTAGCCGCTGCTGCTACTGCCGAAGCCGCACGTCTACAGGCCCTAGTTGAGGCTGACGCTACCGAGGATGCCGCTCTTGAGGCTGCTCTAGCTGCAGTAGAAGCTCAAATTCCAGCCGAGGAAGGCTGATTAGACAGTTAATAAACTGCCACAAGGAGTCCACCTTTGGGCTCCTTTTCTGCTATAGTAGGTAACAGGATGAATCCAGAAAAGATCCGACTTCTGATAGAAAGCTTAGAGGCAACGATAAAGGTACTCAAGCTAGAACTTGATAATACAGAAGTGAAAGAAGAAATAGAAGAACAAAAGAATAATACCATTAGCCTAAGAGAGCTTATTGGTAAGATGAAGGAAGATGAACCCGAGCCAGATTACTATGTGGAGGAATAATTTTGGGCTTTTATGATTTGACTGAGTTTGAAAAAGAACTCTTTTATTTCAAAACTAGAGTAGAAACGATTATCTCTCTTGAGATGGGAAATAAAATTGATGCAGATACTGCATATAAAGAGATTAAATCTCTTATGAAAGAGCTAAAGAAAGTAAGAAAGCAAAACAAAGGCGCTGATACACTTGATAGTTGGGAGGGAGTTAACTGAATGAGGCCAATCAAATCTAAAGATCTAATTGAATTAGATAAGCACCTTGAGGTAGTTAAACTACAAGGCTATCCAATTCCAGAACAAGTAATTTGGCAAGCCGGAAAGGGGGACTACTCAGAAATCCCTATTCATAAAGTTGACGTACCTAGATCTGATGAATGTGGTAAATGGATTGTTGAACAACTTCTTGCTAATGATAGGGGACACTGGGGACCACTAGAACACCCTGGACTTACATTCTCCTGCGCTGGATTTGTCCACAATGTTATTGTTCAGGCTAGAACCCATCGCATCGGAACTTCTTGGGACGTACAATCTCAGAGATATACTGGAAAACGTGTAGTTAAAGTTTCTAAAGGAGAACTTGATGTAGAAGAAGTATTCTATGTAAGACCCGTTGGATACTATACAAACCGTAAGGGTAAGAAGTATGAGTGGACTGAAGAGCATCGCAAGCGTAAGCTAGAAAGAATTCTAGATGAATGTCATGAGTATGCTGATTATTATGGACAAGGAATGAGTGAAGAGCATATTCGGGACTACCTCCCACAAGCAATTCGTCAGAACTTTGTAGTCTCTTTTAATCTAAGATCAGTTCTTCATTTCTTAGATCTGCGTTCTAAACTTGATGCACAAGTTGAGATCCAAGCTCTATGTGATATGTTGGCCCCTGAATTACAATTATGGGCTCCTAATGTATGGAAGTATTACGAAGAGAAGCGGCTACACCGGGCGAAATTAAGTCCATAAGTAGGAGTGTATTTTCTCAATACCTAAAATGAAATCCTTTTGTCTAAAAGAACACACGACAGGAACGGTCTTTAAGATTCTTCTCTCAGAAGAAGAGCTAGAAGATTATCTTAAAGATCATCCTGAGTTTGATCGCTTAGCCGATTGTTCAGAATATGATGATGCACCAAGTTTATTATTAGAAAATTAAAATGCCCATATACCCAATAGTCAACACTGAAACGGGAGAACAAAAAGAAGTAAAACTTACTCTTGGTGAGTGGGAAACTTTTAAGGAAGAAAACCCACTCTGGATACGTGACTGGTCTGATCCATCAACTGTTCCTGCATCCGCAGAAATTGGAGAAATGCAGGACAAGATCATTAAAGCCCATCCAAGTTGGGGCGAAGTTCTCAAAAAAGTCAAGAAATCAGGCGGCAGTAAATCACAAATTCAACTCTAAATGCGTAAAAAATCAAATCCATCTTATCAACCTCGCCAACAAAAACGTCGCAGTTTCGTTAGTACAGATTTCCTATTAGACATTTATCCGCTTACTGATAATCAACAAAAGCTGTTTGATTATTATGATGATGGTAAAAACATCGTTGCCCATGGTGCTGCCGGTACCGGAAAGACGATGGTTATTCTTTACAAGGCTATTAAAGAAGTTCTAGATCCATCCACTCCATATGATAAGGTTATTGTACTAAAAAATATGGTGCAATCTTATGAGCTAGGATTTCTTAGTGGTAGTCTAGAATCAAAGATTGCTCCATTTGAGTCTCCATATAAGCACATCGTAAAGAAGATGTTTGATCTTCCAACCGATGAAGAATATGAAATGCTCTACGGCAAATTAAAATCTGAAAAGATCATTGACTTTAGTTGCGTTAGTTTCCTGCGTGGTGCTACCTTTGACAACTGTATTCTTATTGTAGATGAATTCCAGAATCTTAATGGTCATTTACTTTCTACGGTCATTACCCGTATTGGCACCGATTGTAAGATCTTCTTTGTTGGAGATGGTTTCCAGACTGATCTAAGAAACGAGAATGATAAGAAAGGTTTGGCTGATTTCATGAAGATCATTGACAAGATGCCTTCTTTTGAAACGGTTGAATTCAGTATTGAAGATTGTGTACGCTCTGGTCTAGTTAAAGAGTTCTTAATTGCCCAGCACGATCTAGGAATCATGCTCTGACGGGGGCTTGACAAGCTGGGCAACATGTGCTACAATACCTGAACTAATTAATTGATTATGGAAATAAAACCTTATCCAGAAGAACAAAGATGCCAGAACTGCGTTTATGCTCGGATCATTGAAGGTAAGCCCAACAACATCTCATGTAGATACGCAGCCCCAAATATAAAATACCCATACTGGCCTGAGGTAGACTCAACCGCTTGGTGCTCTAAATGGAAATTTAATGAGTCAATTAAACCAAAATTAAAAGAGATAACCTACGAAACTCTAACTAAACCTAATTGTCATATAGGACATATTCAAACTTATACTGATGATGAGAAGATCATCAGAAAACGAATTAAAGATGCATATCCTAATGCAGTATTCCAAGATGAAAGAGTCACCATTGCAAGAGATCCAGCCTATGATCCTTGGGGGTGGACACGATGAAGTTCTTCCACAATACGATTGAGGTACCAAAACTAAAAAGAACTCACGTTGATGGAATCCGACTTTATGAGCAAGTTGGATCAGAGAAGAAAGCCTACTTTACTTCAATTACCAGTATTACATCTCATTGGTCTAAGGATAAGTTCGCATCCTGGCGAAAAAGAGTAGGGGAGGATGAAGCTAACAGGATCACAAAAAGAGCAACTACCAGAGGTACTAATACCCACACTCTCATTGAGCATTATCTGAATAATGAAGAGATTCCTAAAGCAGATCATCTTCCGACTTATCTGTTCAATAATGCCAAGCCAGAACTCAATAAGATCAATAACATCTTAGGTATTGAGATTGGTCTATTTTCAGAAATTCTAGGTATTGCAGGTACCGCTGACTGTATTGCAGAGTTTGATGGTGTTCTTAGTGTCATTGACTTCAAGACTTCTGAAAAAGTAAAGCCGGTAGAATGGATTGAAGGCTATTTTGTACAAGCAACAGCTTACTCACTAATGCTCTATGAACTGACTGGACAAAGAGCAAAGCAATTAGTAATCATCATGACCTGTGAGAATGGTGATGTTGAAGTCTATAAAGAAACTGATATCAAGAAATACCTACTTCTACTCAAGAAGTACATTTACAAATTTAACATGGACAAAGAATTAGAATATGGATGCATCTGAATTATTCCAACAAGAACTAGAAAAAAAGTTCACAACACCAGAAAAGTTTGCACAAGAAATTGAGGCTATCGTAAGAGCGGATCCAGACCACACTTATATTTCTGCTATCGTAGAATACTGTGAGAAGAATAATCTGGAAGTTGAGTCTATCACAAAGCTCATTCCTAAACCATTAAAAGAAAAGCTGCGTAACGATGCCCAAAGGCTCAACTTTATCACTCATACTAAAAGGGCGTCATTACCCCTGTAATGACCGACTTTGAAGTATTCTGTACGTATCTTGCCATTAAGAATCATTTCACTAAAAAGTCATATGACTACTTCAAATATAGTGGCAAGGTAACAGCAAAAAAAGAATCATTTTACAAAAGAAAAGATCGCTTCTTCTTTGAAAAACTATCAAGAAGCAAGACCAAAGAACAGATCGTAGATTACTTTGTTGCAAATTATGTAGAATCATCCGACCAAGCAAAAGTGTGGGTTGGGGATCTAAAGACAATTGGAGAGAGCAACTATAACAAATGGTTAAACAGAAAGAATTCTCTAGAAGACACCTTCACCGAAGATCTTAAGAAAATAATAGAAGATCACCATCTACTTGATGCGATAGTATCAGACAAAAACAAACATCCTTTGATTCTAAAGCTATTGCTAAAGAAAGAGATTTCTGTTGAGACTTTCATCATCATAGATGATTTATTATTCTTTACTAAAAATCTTAAGGATGATGATATCATCTGGAAAGGTATAAAGTTACTTGTGACCAAATACAGGCCATTCTTTCATTATGATAAAACAAACTTTGTACGAATTATTAAAATGCAGTGCTTAACAAAAAATTAATCAGAGAGATAGAAAAACGAATACTCGTTCATCATCATTTGTATAGAACGCCGATCAAAGGAGTATTATGGGAAGATATTTTTGCTCAATCAGTAACAGCCGTTGGTGGTAAGTCTGATTGGGAACCAAATAATTCTCATGAATCAGGAAAAGATCAATCTTGCACTTGGGGAGATCTAGATGATAAAAAGATCTCAAACAAATCTGGATATTATACCATTTCAACTAGCAGCTTAAAAATCAGTGGAAGTAGAACAACATCCTTCCCAACTCTAGAAGAAAAGGTACAATACATATCGGATAAGAAAGAAGATTATTACGTTTGCCTTGCAACATCATCATTAAAGAAAGACGAGAACTATTATATTTTCTGGTTTGATACTAATATTCTTGATTATGGTAATCAGGAATGGATTGAAACTTTTGGAAAGAAAGGAGAACATACTGGCTGGAAATGTGAATGTTCTAAGTATCGGGCATGGATCAATAAGAGCCTAAGTGATCAGCTATGGACTCATATAAACCTTAAAGAGTGCGATATTGAGCCAATAATGATTGATCTCTGATGCCTGCCTAAATAGTACATCTGGGTTGGTAAACCCATCAAGAAAGCTTCCAACGTACCGTTATCTACCGTTTAAAGAAATGAACAGCTTCAAAGAACTAAAAAAAGCTTCTGCTACTGGTGCCCTTGCCGAGAAACTAATCAAGGAAGCAGAAAAGCTGAATAACACCAAGGACTACAAAGATGATCGTATCTTCAGTGTAGAGCGTGGAAAAGATGGACTAGGCTTTGCTATTGTCCGCTTCCTACCTGCTCCTGCAAATGAGGATGCTTCCACCGTAAAGCTCTACAACCACGGCTTTAAAGTAAATGGCAAATGGCTGATTGAGAATTGCCCAACCACCATTGGTGGAGAGTGTCCTATCTGTGCCTCCAATAGTGTACTTTTTAACTCTGGTATTGAATCCAACAAAAAGATTGTTACCGAACGTAAGCGTAAACTGAGCTACTACTCAAACGTTTATATCGTTAAGAATCCTTCAAACCCTGAGCTTGAAGGTAAGGTAATGATCTACCGCTACGGTCAAAAGATCCACGAAAAGCTAACTGCTGCTCGCTCACCACAGTTTGAAGGTGATGCCGCTATTGAGCCGTTTGATATGTGGGGTGCCGGTGCTAACTTCAAGATCAAAGTTAAGACCGTAAAGGAAGCCAGTGGTCGTAGCTATCCTAACTATGATGACAGTGGCTTTGATAATGCTGCTCCTCTACTAGGTGGGGATGATGATGCTCTAGAGGCAATCTGGAAGCAGTGCCACTCCCTACAGGAACTTGTCTCTGCTGATAAGTTTAAATCCACTGCTGACCTTCAGAAACAGCTTGACCGTGTACTCGGTACTTCTGCCTCTTCCGGTAGCGTACAAGAGCAAGAGCAAGCCATGGATCGCATTGCACAAGACAGTGAAAGCGAGAATCTGATTCAGGAACTTGAGAGCACCTATCGCAAGTCAAGTTCATCTTCTTATGAAGAAGAGGAAGAGTCTGAACTTCTAGATGCCTTTAAGGATCTACTTGACGATTGATACCCAGGCCCGAAAGGGCCTTTTTTATTGGTTATACAATCTGATATTATCGCCCCGCTTTAACTTGTCGTTGACGTATTGATCTCCATCAATTTTATAACTGCTCAGATCTTCTGCATCAGATAGAATAATGCCAATATAGTTTGGCTTCAATACATAGATATTTGCTTTTTTCTCTTCTATTCTTATCTCATATTCATAGTTAGTAACCGGAATCGCAATGTCCGCAACATATACCGTATTCCCGATTCCTTCATCGTAGTATTCAATAAAGAAGTTGGCTGGAACTATGGTGCCTTCCGGCACTAAGACTATGCCCTGTGAGTTCTTTATCTCTGGTGATTCATAATGATGAATAGCATTAAGGGTTTCGTAATCACCGTATTTTTCAAGTAGATAGTTGTCAAGTGATTCTTGAGACAGGGGCCATTCTGTTTGAACATTAACGATATTATTGCAAAGAAGAATAACCCAATCTAAAGTAGAATCACCATAAAACTTTTCTGCAACTTGATCTGGTCTTTCAGATCCAATTACTTTATATTTTGTAAAGAATGCAAGGTTCTGGAAAATGTCCTCCCTTAGCTTACCTTTTTTGAATAGGTTCTTTACTATGATGTAATCAGAGATCTTTGCGCCTTCAATGCGACTGACGTAATCAAAATCTGGAATGTTTTTAAAGTAGAATGCCATGATTAGTACCCAATACTTCCTACGTTTGCAACCGCACCAACATCTCCTGTGGTGTAATCATCTCCATAGATAGGATCAAGTTCAGTGAACTGCAATTGCATGGAATAAGAAGTCATAGTTCTTTCTGCGTCCTTATACGTCATGTAAACATTTGATGGTGTGTAGTCAATGCTGATGTTTGTAAGGGCACATTCTTTAATGCGGTTCAATGATGGATGGGGTATTAAAGAAGCCTCATCTTTTTTACCGTCAGGCATTGTCATGTAAGTCAACTTATACACAAATGGTGTCTTAAGAAATAGATTGCCCACACCTACTTGAACTGCAGATGATTGCTTAAGAGCTTTTATAATAGCCTTTACCTGCGTAGCCTCTTCATCGCCTCTAGGTGACATATTGAAGGTAAATGAGAAAGGTCTCAACTGTGGTGAATTGAACAGTAATTCCATGTTGGGGTTGACTATCGCCCCAGTTACCCTTGTGAATAGATTGCTGTTTCCTGTGTTTGTTGCTAGTCCGGCCATCAATGTTTTCAAAAGAGCACCAGATGCTTGCATTTTTTCAGAAGAACCTCCGAATTTTTTGAAGGCTCCTTCTACTGCGGCACCAACATCTCCAGTACCTATAATACCAAGAGCAGCACTATTTGCTGCTATTTGGATAGCATCCATACTATCTTGTGTCCAGTTTACCGTGTTTTGATCCGTAATTGAGGCTTGAAGGCCAAGATAGATCGTACCTCTGACCTTTTGTTTTTCATCTCCAGCTTTACTTCTTTCTGGTCTAATTATTGTTAGCTCGTTAGAATTTACTTCCGATTTAATATATTCTAAAATTTCTATTTTAAGAACATCCTGGCCGCTGCTAACTGTACTCAGGGGGTACTCTAATTTACCAAAAGATAAATCCTTAAAGAATTTGGCATTCTTATTCTCAACATTCAAGTCCTTAAGGTCTTCCGATTTGATTGTTGGTTCAGGAGTTGTAGAATTAGGATCAGAAGCTGGTGGAGGAGTTTGATTAGAATCAGTCCCACCATTACCTGCGCCACCAGTTGTCCCACCTTGAGATTCTTGTTGCGGGGCCCCAGCCGGAGGGGCAACTCCTTTGCTTATTGCGTCTTTTGCGTCTTTATATGGAACTCCCGGTTCGCTCTTTAAGTTATCTACTGCATTATTTTTGGCTAAATCATTTAAAGATCCTTTCTGAGTGCTAACCATTTCCGCTCTTTCTTGGTTAGAAAGAACATAAGATCCAGTTAAAGTTTCTGATGTATTATAAGTCTTTAGATCTCCCCCATTAGTTAAATATTGTGCCTCTCCATATTTTATTGCCCTAAACTTTCCATTATCCAATACACCAGCAGTTAGATAAAAAGTGGTATTTCCACCAGCAAACTTTGCATCAGTAGGCACATCAAGGCTTCTTGGCCTTTCATACATCAAATAGGTAGTTGCCGTTACCGTTCTGTCTGCATTCTGTGTATATTTTACGTAGGTAGTATAATATTGAGGCTTTCCAACTGTACCATTGGATTGAGTATATCTTTTGCTGAATTTCAACCCAGATTTTTCTGCTCCATTAGCAACGGCCATTACTTTATACTTTCCTTACTTATTATTTATCGGTTGTAAATAGGGAGAAAAATAGGAATTTGTAGAACATACTTTAATTCATGTGGCTTTATCTCATAAAATTGAGATTCAAACCTAGCATAGTTATAATTACGATAGGGATTTTGAATATAGTTCATGTATTTTTCCCAATGGTAGTTGTAGCCACGCAATCCCCTGCCTTGAACATCCACCATAATTGCAACTGGGAAAACATCATACCATCCTTTTGATGTTGCAATATATTTGAATACGTATATTTTCCCTTCTTCAAAAACCTGCTGAGTTCTACCAAGAGCGGCTAATGTTTCAATTAACTTATCAAAATAAAATTGCTGAGGCATTCTTGGGGGAAGCGACTCCACCAAGTTCTTAACACCAAATACATCCTGCTCTTCTCTTCTAAGCTCATCAAGAGTTACCTGAGAAGGGGCATAGGTAGAACCAGAAACCTCCTGATTTATTTGCTGCTGCTTTCTTTTTCTTTCAACAGTAGCTTGCTTGGCGTCACCTACTTTTTCAAAAAAATTACGCAGTAAGGCAAACGTCCCTACGACTTTCTCTGCAGTAAACGATAGAGCCCTGAATACTAAACCTTTCTTCATTTGATTCCTAGGTCTGTTTCAGTGAGTAACTTGAATTCAAACCCATTACTTTCACAAAATAACCTGGCGGCATTCCACTTAGCCAGGTTTTTCTCATAGGTGGCACATTCTGTAAGCCAGGTTCTGGTCTTTTTCTTTGGTGAAGGATTAGGTGGCCTTGTCTGTCTTGCTGGTTTGATTTCGCAAAGATATTTCTTTATAGTACCATTTTGATCTTTTACTTCCACCAAAAGATCGGGGAAATATCTTCTTGTTTTATTTGTAGTAGGATCAAAGTATTTGATTGCAATTTCTTCTGATGCCCACTTTAGAACAGCAGGGCTTGTATCCGCCCAGATGAAAGCCCTTCTTTCATAAGAAGATCTATAAACAATATTGTTCACATCTCCCATGTATTTTTGTGGGTTAGTTGGACGAAAGAAATTCTGTAGATACTTACTATCAGCCACTCTAAATACATAGACTCTTAGTTTGTATTTAGATGGCGGATGTTGTAGTTCAGTCTTATAAAATGGCTGAAATAAAAACAAGGCTATTAAGTCCAGCACTGACTTCACATTTTCAGTGCTTTTTTAAAGCACCAGAACTAGTAGAAAAATGGATAAAAGAAAAAGATTTCTATATTTCAGACAGGCAAGCTACTCCAAGTGATAAAGATACCAATGTTTACGATGACATTCTAAATCTTTCATTATCTTGTTGTGAAGCTTCTCTTCCTGGTTCTACTTTTCAAACTCATGATGTGATGGCATATGCCGGCGTTAGTGAAAAATTCGCTTATATGAGAGCGTATGATGACAGGTCTGATTTTACTTTTTATGTAAACGAACAATATCAGCAACTAAAATATTTTGAAGGTTGGTCTTCATTTATTGCCGATGAACAATATAATCAAAATGTGAGAGGGGGATTAGAAAGTGACACCTACAGCTACAGGATGAATTTCCCTGAGGATTATAGAGGCACAATAACCATCAAAAAATTTGAAAGGAGTTATGGGGGAGAGAAGACCAAAAATAATCCGGTTGCTAGTGGCAGAACTTTAGAATATGTTTTTAAAGATGCATATCCTCTTAGTGTGGCAAGTGTTCCAGTTTCTTATAATTCATCTGAGTTGTTAAAATATACCGTATCATTTACTTACTCCCGCTATTATATTAAATCCAATAAGCTTGGCGGAGTATCTATTAATCCAGAATCAAGAAATCAAGGGACTGTACCTACAAGTCAAGGAGTAACTCCACAAACTATTGGTGAAGATTTGTTCAATACATTGGCCTAAATACCTAAACTTGAAACTTATTATTTTAAATGCCATTACCCCAGATTGCTACTCCTGTTCATGAACTTGAACTCTTTTCAACCAAAGATAAGGTCCAATATCGGCCATTTCTAGTAAGGGAAGAAAAACTATTGCTACTGGCAATGGAGACTGAAGATATTAAAGAAATCTCCAATGCAGTGAAAACTGTAGTAAAGAACTGTATTAAGAGTATCAAGCCAGTCAAAGGCCCTGCTCTTACTGAAGAACAGATTGATGCAAAGATTGAATCACTACCAACTTTTGACATTGAACTATTGTTCTTGAATCTACGAACTCGCTCTATTGGTGAAGAAGTAGAAGTTGGTATTGTATGTCCTGATGACAATCAAACCATCGTCAATACAAAAATCAATATTACTGACATACAGATTGATGTTGACCCTGAGCACACTAATCAGATCAAGATCAATGATGAAATTACCATGGAGATGATGTACCCTTCATTGGAACAATTCATCAATAGTAATTTTGATGTTACTGCAAACGATCCAGATCAATCATTTGAACTGATCGCTAGCTGCGTGGACAGAATCTATACAAAAGAGGAAGTCTTTGACCATACTGATGTAACGAAAAAAGAAATTGTTGAATTCTTAGATCAGATGACCAACAATCACTTTATACAGATTGATAAGTTCTTTAAGACTATGCCCAAACTGACTCATACTCTGTCAGTGACTAATCCTAATACTAAAGTGACCAGCGAAGTAGTTCTTGAAGGGCTACAAGCTTTTTTCGGCTGAGTGTCTCTCACCTAGATCTTGAATCATTCTTTAGGATAAACTTCGCTATTTTACAATTTCATAAATGGAGTTTAGCTGACTTTGAAAACTTGATGCCATTTGAGAGAGACATTTATCTATTACTTCTAACTCAACACCTAGAGGAAGAAGAAGCAAAAGCAAAACAAAAGTAAATGACTAATGGCAGCATCAAATAAAACAAAAAATGCCCTGATTGAAAATTTCACAAAATCAATCAAGACATTAGCCCAAAAGACAAGACAGCAGAAGTTATCTACCATTGAGAGAATGGCGGATTCTTCTGCTGCTTTTATTGCGCGTAAATTTGGGGTGCCTAAAAATGATGTTGTCCCTACAATTATTGAATCAGTCCTAACTTCCGACAAGAAATATCCAGCACCAGCTATTGATGTACTTACCGAAGAGGGAGTAGCAAAAACAAAGAAGTATATTGAATACCTTTGGAAGTATTACGAATGTCCAAACAATAAGAAGACAATTAGTAAGAAGAGCCAAAGTAGTAAACTACCCAAAATTGAGGCACCAGCAAAGAAAGAAGAAAAACAGATAAGAAAACCAACAGTACAGATAGATCTTTCTTCTCAAGTTATTAATAAGAACGGTCAGGTTACCATTTATTGGGAATCTGAAAATGCCGTAATGGTATTAGACAATAACTTTGGCTTACCTAAAAAGAGCAAGAAGACTACTGGATCTCTGATTGATGATAAAATTAAAAAACGCAAAACCTATTGGATTGTCGTAGTTAATGAGAATGGAGATAAGGCACGGGATGAAATAGACCTAGAACTTACCGATGCTGATCTTGATCCAATTAAAAATACAGTTGAGGAAATAAGAAAGTCAGATATTCCTGCTGATAAAAAAGAAGAGGAAAAGAAGGAAGAAGAAAAGACTGAACCCACTATTGTTGCTGGCAGAAGTAATCTTAGATTGGGTGGAGACGAGATCACCAAGATTCTGTTAGATATAAAGAAAATATCGGATGATATTCTAACAAATCTAACCAATCAATCTTTGGTATTCAAGCAAGGGATAGAGATCCAACGTAGAGATTCCGAGGCACAAAGAAGAGCAAAAAGAGAGAGTTTTATGGAGACTCCTAAGAAATTAGGCAGTCAACTAATGAGTTCAAAGTTAATGCAACCAGTCAAGAGTATCTTTGATTGGTTGGTGAATTTTATTGTCTTTACCTTATTGGGTAGAGCATTCGTTAAAATGATCAAATGGTTTGGAGATCCGGCAAATAAAGAAAAGGTTGATTCTTTAAAGAGATTTCTTGTTGATTTTGGTCCTGCCCTACTCGCTACCTTTGTTCTATTTGGCACTGGCCTGGGTAAGTTTATCCGTTCCATTGTGGGGCTAGTTGTAAAAACTGGAGCATTCATTTTAAAGAAAGGAATTCCAACCCTTATTAACCTACTTAAGTTTTTAGGGCCTAAAGGCAGACTTGCTGCTGCTGTTATTGTTGGTGGAATTGCGGCAAGGGAAACAATTAATCGCCTCTATAAGTCTCCAGAAGAAGAGAGGGCTGCTCCTACAGTACAACAGAGCGGTCAACCAAAACCAAAACCAGAAAAAGATCCCTACCAATTTACTATGCCAGTCATGCGCAATGGTGGATTGGTTTCTAATGTAAAGAATCATCCTGCTCTTGAGTTCCTAATGTCCGAGAAGAAGGATGCAAAGGATCTAATGTTCAATAGGGGCGGATTAATTACCGAAGCCACTGGAGTTGATGTTACTGGAGCCGGTCCTGATACTCAACTTATTGCAACACAGCCAGGTGAAGTAGTTATCTCCAAATCTGCTGTTGATTATTTTGGCGGACCTGAGTTCTTCCTTAGATTGAACCAAATGGGTGGCGGGACTGGCAAGCCAACCTTCTCCAATAATATCCAACTTGCCGCTGGTGGCGGCGTAGCAGGTGCAAAGACCGCACCAAATATGTCGCCAAAAATGAAGTTCAGCCCTTCTCTTAATATGCCAGCTATCAATCTTGCAATGGGCAAACTTAAAGATGTTGAGCAGCTATCTTCATTAACTAAAGGTTCAAATGATTACATTAAACCTGGGGGAACTAGCTCTCATTCAAATACCCCTTGGAGTAAGGTTAAATCATCAACTCCAATTCACTCATATTTGGATAGCGAAGGAATCCCTACGATTGGTTGGGGATCTACTTTCTATGATAGTGTCTTTACTGGAAATAAGAGGGTAAAGATGGGTGATGTTATTGATAAATCAAGAGCCGATAGTATTTTTAAATATCAAGTATCAAATCTAGCCGATACCTATGCCAGTAAAATGAAATACTGGCCCCAAATGTCGGATCAACAAAGAGCTGGACTACTTGTAACTGGATTTAATGCCCCCAATGCGCCACTGGGCAGCTATAAAAAACTAACAGCAGCGATTAATGCTGGGGATATGCGATCAGTTGCTAAAGAAATTCAAAGAGATGGCCCATCTGCTAGCAGGATTCAAATGGAAAGATCTATGCTACTTAAGGGGCCGATGGATCTAACTAAAGTTAAGGAGCCAGCGGTGATAGCACCTAAGAAGGTAGAAAAGCCTAAGAATATTATAGAGAAGATAGGTGACAGCTTTAATAGGATCTTTAGACCACAACAATCACAATCCTCAAATATTCAAAGATTGCCAGTAAATACCCCAGAAATTGGACCAAACAAGAATAGTAATTCTATTGCATTCGTCAATCTAGCCCCGATTGTCGCCAATCAACCCAAGATGGCTCAACCACAAAATGGAACCGATATTCCAGATTTCTCTGCAGTATCTTTTGCCATTGATGAAAGAATGGATAACGCCAGCACTTACGGTATAGCCTGATGCAGTCTTTAGCTCCTAAAACCTTACAATCAACTCTTCTATCAATCAAGAAGAATCTTGAGGGTATTAGAACCGTAA